ACCACCACCGGCAGCTCCTCCATAAAGTACATCTTTTTCACCGGCAGCAAGGAAATCTGTCTGAGGTCCTTCGTTAGCGTGAAATAAAACTTTGTGGTTGTCTAGGTTTTCTTGTACAGCTTTTGGAAGCGTATCAAGTTCGTCTGTTGTGACAGGACCTTCTACAGTCTTGTCAAGTTTCTGTATTGTTTCTTTTTGTTTTTTAAAAGATTGTCTAGCGTTATTGAGCTTTTGTTCAAGCTTTTTAATATTACGCTGCTTACGACCCACAGTTGCCCTCGCAGCTTTGATAGCTTTTTCTGTTGAGGTCTTGGGTCTACCTGCTTTCTTTTTAGGAGTTCCATCTTTCTTTAAGATGAAATTACCATCATCATCCTGTAAGTAGTGATGAGGATTCCTCTCCCAGTCTTTCGTGTCGTTTACCATATTTTTTATCGATGTGTTTCTTTAAACCGGGAGTAGAAATCTTTCTGTCTGTTTTGTATTCTAACCAATCAACTCCAGCTTGTAGTGATATTTCTTCATTCACTATCATATTTTCTACAACTTGTAAAGCTTCTAGCTGATCTTCAATGGGTTTTAAGTACCCTGTAGTATCGTCTAATTCATAACCAAACGGTATCGTAGAAGTTTTTCTTTTTAAATATCCGTCAGGTAATAACATCTTAGATAATCCACATAATAATAAATGCTGATATAAAACCTATACCACACCACACACCCCAGACCTGCATGTCTGTTAGGTCATTGGTTTCAATAATACTATTAATTTTCTTTTCAATTTTATCTTTCATTGTTCTGCTCCTTTTTTTTACCAAAAATTCTATCCCAGTTATCTCTATAGTCTTGTGTATAGAATCCGGGTCTAGGGTTAGCTCCTTTACTGTCTGATTTTTTATAGACGTGGTTTCTAAATGAAACTGGCTTTTCGTCTGTTCCTATTTGTTTTCCCATTACCATTTCACCTTGTTAGCCCAGTAAGCTGCAGATAGTTTACCTTTAGCTATGTTCTTAGCGTGACGAGCCTTGAATGATTTACGTTTAGCTTTCATCTTAGCTGACTCACCTGCTTTAGGTTTACCTGCAGTCTTAGCTCCTTGTTCACCAAACCTAATCGTCTTAATCTTATCACCAACTTTAGCCACAACAATATGAGACTTAGTAGGATGATTGGGAGTACGCTTAGGTTGATTGTAACCACTTACTCCTGCTCGTGTTAATCGACTATCTTTCTTTTTAGCTTTACCACCTTTAGCCATTCGAAACTTTGCTGTCTTCTCTGCAATCTTTTTAGGTTGTTTAGAATGTTGTTTACCGGCAGCTTTATCTTTTCTTTTCTTAGCAGTCGTAGCTGCATACTCTGAATCGCTTAATGCTTCTCTGGCTTTTTCAGGTAAATATCTTTCACCTGTCTTACTAGAAGGTTCTCCAGACTTAGTACCCCACTTCTGTTTACCCCATTCGACTAATGACTTTTGAGCTTTCTTTAATAGTGACATTACTTATATCCTCCACCGGCTTTCTTGTAAGCTTTGGCTAGTGCTTGTGCTTTACGTGCAGACCATTTACCGGCTGCAGTACCGTGTGAAGCAGCAGCTTTAATACGTTGAAATATTCTTTTACGTAATCCGGGCTTGGTATAGTTACCTGCTTTATTGACAGTTGACTTAGACTTTTTCTTTTTAGCCTTACCGCCCTTTCTAAGTTGTAATCTTTCTAATAACATTAGTGCATTGTCCTATCTTCTTCTTTAGGAATTGTGTTTAAGTATTCTTTTTCTAACTCATCATCTACATAGATGCTATCTAACTCTCCTACAACCACTAAATGGTTTTGAGCTGCAGCTATCTCTGCTTTCTCATAGGATGAAGCTACAATGTTAGGACCTGCAAAGGTTGTACCGTATGCTTCGATCTCAGTCAGAAATATCTTCATAGTCTCCTTCCGTAATGTCAATCGCCTTTTTCTCAGGGAGAATAAATATACCTCCACTGGTATTATGATTAACATCTATCCTGTCAGTCTTTGAAACTCCTACACGATCTAATATGGTCTGTGCAGCTTGTAGCTTATAGTTGGCTTGAGGTACAGGCTTATCTGACTTCAAAACCTCTATAATCTTGAACGCTGCTGTAGGGGCTTCCCTTGCAAGTACGTTTTGGGCTAAATCTACTACTTCCTCTTTTAAACTTTTTAGTACTTGATAGTGATTGCCGGAGTATCCTGCAAGTTCGGCTGACTTTTTAAAGTTACCTCCTGTTTCCACGAGGTGACCTAGAAATGCTTCCTGCTTTTCAGTGAGTTGTCTGTCCTTTGTTTCAGGCAGATAATTATTTGTCATGTCTTTATTATAGTAACATTTGTAAAGTTTGTCAAGTGTTTGATGTTAAATATAAAGTTTTTTAAGTTATTTCATAAAAGGTCTTGACAAACGTGAAAAAAAAGTGTACAATGGAATTGTTAGGTTCCCCCGGTTTATATATACATATAACACCCCCATCCTACATACCTAACATCCCCAACACCTTCCTAAATTACTTAGCCACTATATCGCTTATAGGGCTTTCAAAGTTGTTCCAAATTATATAGTAAATCTTTATAAAGCTTTATAAAGTTAGGGGGCTGGTTAATATTCTAAATCTTCCTGAAATGTATTTGTTTTATATATATATGGGGGTACCACCCCTGTACCTCCTGCCTACCCCTTAACATACTCTATAACCTCTACAACTGTCTCTATAACCTGAACTACGTTCAGCATTAATGCGAGATTTCAGAGTGTTAGAGGGTGCCCCGTTTAAACGATCTCTATAACTGGGAAAGCGTTCTCAAGTTTCAGAGACTCTGACAACGCTGAAACGTTAGCTACATTTTCCAAGGCTCGATAACGTTCTATAACTAGCTCACCGTTTCAAAGATTCTAGTTAATGCGAAAGTAATAAGCCGTTATTAAGTAATAATTATATTTAATATCTACTCTTAAACGTGAGGTACCGTTTCCCCAACGTTTCCCAACACTCAAAAATATTTGTCACAAAACTTGACTTTTTGAAAAAGCATTTTTTTGAAATTCCGTCTCGTGCCTTTTTACCTACAAAATATATGCTCTGAAACATGCATGGTTGCAACGTTCTTGCAATGAGTTATTTTTTAGCGTTAAAATACCCTTAATTAAACAGCCCTTTACTAGGGGCATAACAAAAAGGTGAAAATATGATAACAACAGAACACAAACAACAGATGAGGGATGCTTGGAGCAACTTAGAAAGCGAAGTATTAAGGCGTATATATTGGAGAATTTATAAAGAATCCAAACATCCAGTATATATTCATTCTTTGAGTGAGATTGATCTATTTAAAATGGATACATTCAAAGAGATTTTAATTGAAAGGTATGAGTGGTAATTTTAATTATTTAACGGAGAAAATAAAAATGGAAAAATATAAAACTAGAGAGGAATATTTACAACGTGCATATTCTTTATTAAATGAGATAGCGTTTAAACCTAATGGGCAAGAGTGTCCTAAAATAAACGTTTCTTGTTCTTGGATTGTTGGAACTAGAGCATCAAATAAAAAGACTATGGGACAATGTTCCTCTCGTTCATCAAGTGAAGCTCTTATTAATGAGATTAGAATAGTTCCTACAGTGGACGATTCTTTTGAAGCCATTGATACGTTAGCTCATGAGATGGCTCATGCTGTTGATGATTGTCAGAACGGACACGGTGCAGCTTTCAAAAAGATTTGCTTAGCTGTTGGATTAGACGGCAACTCTCACATGCGATATGCTGAAGCTGGTGAGAAGCTAGGTAAAACAATTAAAAATATTATTGCAACGATTGGTGAGTATCCCCATGCCAAAGTTGGGATTAACAACACCAAGAAACAGAATGTGAGAAATCTCAAGGTTGCTTGTAATAATGAGGAATGTGGGTTCTCATTCAGAACTAGTAAAAAGAATGTTGAGCAAATGAGATATCATAGTTGCTTAGCTTGTGATGACGGACAGCTAGAACTAGCTTAATTAACTAAGGGGGTGTTTAAACGCACCCTACAACTGGAGGAATAAAACAATGGAAACATTATCAGAGACACTAGCAGACTTAGATATTTTCGAGGGTGAAGAGATCGAGTTAAGCTAGACTAACGTCACCAGTAATACGCTTCTTAATTGAGGCTTTTACTGGTAGAAACATATACAAATTAAAGGAGGTTTCTAAAATGAAAAAGCAAACAGTAGCAAGAGAGCTAGAAAAACTTATAACATCTTATCACCAAGAGATGATTAAAAAGAAAATGGAAAAGGTGGAGACTATCGAAAGAGATAACGGAACTCTAGAGGTTAGAACTGTTATGGTAGGCGAGGAGAAACACCCAACAGAGCCTAACAAATATACTTTTGATTTTAATGAGATGACAATGAAGTCAACCATTACAGAAACAGAGACAGGTAAAACACCAACAGATGAAGAGTTTAAGCAGTGGACTTCTGAAATGGTTGTTGTTCCTAAAGAAACTATTAAAAGATGGGATGTCTCAACGTGGTTTTATGTAGGACACCACGAAGAGGAAGATAAATTCCCTTACATTAGCATTGAGGGAACAATGGCAGATGGTCTCATCAATGAATATTATTCTAGAGACTTTGAAACTGCTTTCAATGAATTACTTTCTCAATTAAACTATGAGCATGAAACTCATGTAACATTTAAGAAGTATGACTAGCTAATAAGTACCACGTTTAAACGCCCTCTTAATTGAGGGCTTTCGTGGTATAAAAATAATAAACCTTAAGGAGGTTACAAAAATGACAAAGAAAGATTATATAAAAATTGCTAAATTAATTAGTGATATATCTGATAATAAAACAATGGCTATTGAAGGAGGTACTTTAGTAGTTAAGTTAGCTACAATTTTTCAAGAAGATAATCCTAAGTTTAATAGGGGTAAATTCTTTGATGCTTGTATGGTAAATGTGGAGGACGTTTAAACATGGTAAAAACAATTAATCAATGGGAATTTGTAGACGAGTTCAAAAGAATAAGACCTGATAATTTTTCAA